GATACTTCTTGGCGTACTGCACCAGCTTGATCGTTTCCTTGCGATCCGTGAACTTGCCGTAGGTGATTTCGCCGTCTTCAGCGACTTCCGCCAGCCCGGTAAAGCCGGACATGTTGATGCGCTCGGCGGTCTTGAAATCGGGCAGTTGGCCGCGCCGGGTCCAGGTTTGCCAGGTTTCCGGCGCTTCATCGAACCCGGTCAGCAGCGCCTTGTTGGCGACATTGCTCAGCAGATAGGTGAAGTCGCTGGTGGTCTGGCCGACCGCGCGGGTCATAATCGCCCGGGTGACCACTTCCTCATCCGGTAGCGCGGCGGTCGTTTCGCCTTTGAACCGCAGGAAATCGCCGGCCAGGGTGCGCAGGCTCTTGCCGTAAATCCCGCCTTCACGCGCCCGCTTCAGTGTTTCCTTATCCGTCACCAACCCGGCCCGAACCAGCAAGCCCTCTTCCGCGCCGGTCTTGAACTTGTCTAATTCATCCTCGCCCAGCTGGACACTGCTGCCCAGTGACCGGGGCTGATTGCTGGGTTTGGCCGGAATGACTACTGGCGGAAGGCGGCCCTCATGGGTACGCACCCCGCGCCCGGCCCACGGGTCATCACTGACCTTGTTCCACTCGACGGCGGGCTCGGTTTCGCCGCTCATCACGTCCAGCAAAATCTTGCGGGCGGCTTCTACGCCCCAGCCCTCGTCTACGGCGCGGGCGCGCAGGCCAGCATAAAAATCGTTGCGCGGCACAATGTCCAGGTCAAACAGTTCATGGAGATCCGCAATGCGCTGGCGTTCCTCACGGATCGCTTCGGCTTTGCCGGCTTTCTTGGCGATCTGGTGATCGCGCTTCATCCGGGTAATGTCCACCACAGGGGCGGCGTCGGCGGTCTCAACCGCTTTCACTTCTTCGGTCATGGTCTTGGCTCCATACGAGCGATTGATCCCCACCGAAGCATCGGCGGGAACGGTCACAACAGACGCTTCCAGCAAAGTCCAGCCGGTCACCCGGATTTCATCGCTATCGGCGGATTCTTCCCAGCGGTCTACGGTGTAGCCGATGGAGATGTTTTTGAGAAAGCCATCCTGTACATCCTGAAAGATTTCCCGGGCGCGGCTGTTATTCGAGAAACGCAACAGGCCGCGCAGCCGCCCATCCTTAAGCCGCACGTTTTCCACAATACCAATAGGCTGATCCTGGTTGTGCCCAAACAGCAGCGGCAACCCTTCAGCGGCGCGGCTCAGGTCCACTGCGTCCTTTTCATGCGAAAGCACTTCTGTTCCGAACCAGCGCGCGACCGGCGTTTCGCTGGACAGCGCGGCGGGAACGGTGCGGGTTTCGGCATGGGCTTCGCGGAGACTTAACGACGCCTCCCGCTCAAAGCGAGCGCCCGCCAGGCCGGTAAAGTCACGAGTCGTCATTTCGGCTTGCCCTTCTTTTTCTTGCCACCACAAGCGGCGCTCATGCTGAAATCTCGAATTTGTTATGCTTGATCATGTTTTCTGCTGCGGTCAAAATTCTTAAATTAAACTCGCAATGTAGTCCAGAAACCAAAGGATGAACAAGCGGAACAATATGATCGACATGGCGTTTAATGCCATCTGATTTTTCTAGTTGTCTCGCTTCTCGGTAAATCGCGTTCATCTTTTTTCTATCAGCCCACTTCGGAAATGCTTGAGACCGCTTCGCGCACCTCAATCTTTCCAGTTGCGTGTAAATTTCTCTATTCTCTAATTTAACCTTTTTTGCATAAGCAAGCCGCTTTTCCTTATGCTTCTCATACATCCTAATGTGCTTTTGTTTTACTTTTTCTGGATTATTCCGTTCCCAGTTTCTTGATGATTTGCGTACTTTTTCCTTATTATTTTCCCTATATGATTTTGCTATCTGTTTTATTTTTTCATTGTTTTCTACGTTCCATCTTGCTCTTAATACATTAAAGCATTGTTTGCAATAAATACTTTTCCCATCTGCCCGCTTAGCTTCATTGCCAAATTCGTTAAACGGTTTTACTTTTTTACAACTAATGCAAAATTTCGTGCTTACATCAGGCAAATCGAATAGACTTAAGTTAGTCATCGCGGTATCTCACTTATACTGGGGTGATTAGGTGCTGGATGCGTCTCGTAAACGTATCCAGTGCCGCTATTTTATCATAAAATCAATCTCTTAAGCCGCCTCTTTGTCGCTTTTCTTCTGGATTGTATTTACTTCATCATCCTCTTCATCATTCTCTTCATCATCCTTTGCTTCTGGCTTTTCAGTGGACGATGACATAGTGGCAGGCTGACCAGGAACCGGGCGAATATCCAGCGGGTCGGCTTCGAGTTGTGCATCCACCGTCGCGGGATCGCCACCCAAATCGCGGATGATCTGCCAACGCGACCGGAAGCCATTCTCGACCATCATGGCGAAGGCTTTTACCTCACGGGAAGGGTCTATCCAGGGCATATTCGGCGCGCGCACTTCCGGGCGGTACAGACTGGCTTCATCCACGCCGGCAGGGATGCGAATCAAGCCGGCCAACCGAGAGGCATCTACAAATTGCCGCCAGACCGGCAGATACAGCTTGACTCTAAGATAGCCAAACAGGCGGCGGTAGTGCGTGACCGCCTCCACCAGCTCCTGGCGCTGGGCGCTATAGGTGCCGTTGTAATTTTTTGCGATGCTACTGAAGCGCGTACCCGTGCCGGCAGCGACGGCGCGCAGCATGGCGTTGCGGAACGTCTCCAGATTCGGATTAGGCCGTTTCGGGTCAATCACGCCCACGTCCTCACCCGGCAACAAGCCATCGAAGACCAGCCCCGGCGACATGCTAAAACTGCGGTCTGTAGCGGTACTGTCTTCGCCGTCCGTGGTCGTGGCGGCCACCACGTCACTCAAGGCTGAATCCCGCTTGATATACGCGGTCAGAGCGGCTGCGACGCGGGCGGCAATGCGCTCGGATTCCTCGTAGTCTTTGAGATCGTCCAGCCTGGAAAGGACTGCATGGAACAGCGACGCTCCGCGCGTTTGATGCAGGCGGCGCACAAATTTGAGGTGCAACACTTGATCCGCCGGCAGCCAAATCATGTCGCTGCTGGGAATCCAGGCATTGCCGCCCGGATGCTGGCGATACGCCCAGTACCCGACCGGCCGGCCCCAACCGTCTTTGGCGATGCCGTGCGTCACATTGCTTTGGGGCTGGAACATGTCCCACGGCACAAAATCCGCTTCCAGCAATTCCAGGGCGTAGGGCACGCGCGATGAGAAGGGCGCAATGGGTTTGGTGATGTGATGGACGAAAACTTCACCATCCCGCAGCCAGGAACGGCACAACAACCGCTCGACTTCAGCGCCCGGCAATTCGCCGGTCACTTCCGGCGCCTGCCAGAACTCCGCCCACAGGTCGGCCAGTTGCCGATTCAGGTCCGTCGCGGGTTCACGCTCCGGCCCCTTGACCGCCATGGGTTCCATCCCAGCGCCACAGCCGACGATGTTGGTTACCAGATCATCCAGGATGCCAACCGCAAGATCAGAGTTCTCGTCCAGCCAGCGGGCGAACTGGCGCAGGTTGCCCCGCGCATTGTCCATCACCGAATCGGCGCTGGCGCTGTTACCGCGCCGGGGGCGCTGCGCCGTGATGGAAACCGCCTCGTAATAGCGTTGAGCGGCTTTGAGGCGGGCTTGCGCCGCCATCCGCGCCGCCGCCCAGCCCGGAAACAAAGGCGCCAGCCAACGGCTTAACGGGTCCATGTCGCCACCGAATAAGGTTGAGCCGTGGTTTGGCCGGCGCGAATGGCGATTTCCAGTTGCAACCGCCCGACATACGACCGCAGTTGCCTAATATCGGCTGCGGTAAAAACGAGCGTCTTGTCGGCAGTGCCGATGCGCACTACGCGCGTGCCAATGCTCAATTGGTGCATCGCGGTCTGCGCCTCGACCAACCTGGCAGACAAGGTTGCTAGGGAAATACCAGTAAATTCGCTCATGCACTGGGTAAAGCGTGCAAAATCAAGAATGTCAAGCACAAAAAACCCGCCTTGCGGGCGGGTCTTGATATGGGCTTCTATTAGGCCGCAAGCAGATCATTCTGGGCGATCAGGAAATCCTCAGCGCGGTCCGCATCAAACCACTGCGGGCGCTTGCCTTTGCCGCTCCAGGTTTTGCCGGTGGCCGGATCACGGTATTTCGGGAAAGAGACGACCGGCGCTTTCTCCGACTTCTCAACTGGCACCCCCGGACCCTCTCCCAACAGCGCCAGCAACGCCGCGCGGCGTGACTCCAGCGCAACCAGTTCTGCTTTCGCACGCTGCCGGATTTCCTGCTCAACCCGGGCTTTGACTTCAATCAGATCGTC